CAGAACCGATGAGCATGAGTGAATCACCGGATTTCGTTCTACCACAAGTGCTGGCGTTGATTGCGATAGTGGTTGCCGTCGCCGCTCTCGTGATGTGATATGCCCACTTACCGCTATCGTCTGATCGCTGACATCGAAGTGGATGCTCCGAACATCATGGCGGCTGAGAAGGCGGTGCGTCATCGAATCCATCACGATATTCCGGGTATTCGCGGATTTGGTTCCTACGTCGGTGGAGTTCGCTTGCCCAGTATGCGCAAAGACGAGCATTGTCGCGTTGAAGTTCGTGTGAATTACGGCAAGATCGAACGCTCGTTATCACGAGCGATAGGCTATTGATTTACATTCAGTTGTTAGCTATAATGCGCTAACTCTCGTGTGGTTCAGACACAAGAGTTAACGACTTCACATCACAGATTCGATAGGAGAATCAAGATGAGCAACACAGAGATTAACACGGTTACGAAGATTTGTACAGTATGCCATGAAGAAAAGCCGATTACTGAGTTTTATAAGAAACATTCAAATAAAGATCGTCGCAACTCACGCTGCAAGAAATGCACTTCTATTCGTCTTAAAATAAGATACCAAGAAAATAAAGAACACATGGTGGCTGTTCGTAAGATTTGGCGAGACGCGAATCCAGAAAAGAACAATGCGTACAGGAAAGCTTGGCGTAAAGCGAATCCAGAAAGGAGTGCATTACATAGTAGAAATAGGAGTGCTAAAAAGAAAGAAGCTATAGGAACTCATACTGCTGTTGACATACAAAATCTTTTTACTCTACAAAGAAAGAAATGCGCAGTATGCCTAAAGCCGATTACTAAGGGATACCATGTCGATCATATTGTTGCGATTATTAATGGAGGAAGTAATGATAAGTATAATCTTCAATTACTTTGCGAGCATTGTAATTGCACCAAAAGCTCGAAAGATCCGATTGAATTTATGAATGAGAACGGAAGGCTGATTTGAAATGGCAAATAATATCGAAACACTTGGTATGAAACCACAACGCAGACTATTACAGTCTGAGGTTGCCGTTTCAAGACTCATGAGTTTTATCACAACCATTCCTGATCCCGATGAGATGCTCTCAAAGGCTGGAATCAAGCGTTATCAACTTCGGCAACTCGAATTGGATGACGAGGTATTGCAAGCGATTGATACACGTCGTGAAGCAGTCGTTGCTACACCTTGGCGCTTGGAACCGAATCAATCTCGCGTTGGCAAGTTCCTGACCAATGTGATCGAACCGCACATCGAAGACTTGAAGCGTGGTGTATTAGATGCGCGGTTTTATGGGTATTCAGTCTTCGAGATTATCTACAAGCCTGTCGAGAAGGGCATTGGTATTGATCGACTCATGCTCAAGCCCATAGAATGGTTCGCCCCCCAAAGAGATGGAACGCTCAAGTATTTCCCTGACGATGGCAGTGGTGGCACCGATGGTCTTGACTGTGATCCACTCAAGTTCCTACTCTCTCGGTGCAATGCAAGCTATCGTAATCCTTACGGGGAAGCCTTGTTATCACGACTCTGGTTTCCGGTGACGTGGAGAAGAGAGGGCTGGCAAATGTGGTTGAGCTTCCTCGAAACCTTCGGCGAGCCGATCATTCTCGGCCAAGTGCGAAACTACCAAGACTTCGTTGAAGCGATGGTCGCTCAAGGCGTTCGCAGCACCGTCGCTTGGGAATCCGTCGATGGTGAAGACAAGGTGCAGCCGATTACCGCCAGCACACCGGGCGAGTTTGATCGACTCGAAGCTGCAATTCTTCGCAGAATTCAGAAGCTGATCCTCGGCCAAACCCTAACGAGTGATGTGGGTTCCAACGGTTCCTATGCCGTCGCCGCCATTCACAACGAAGTGCGCAACGACAAGCGTCGGGCTGACATGCGGATGGTGCAGAGTACCGGCCAGCAACTCGTCAATAATTTGGCGATGATTAATGGACTGGAGCCTCCGAAGTTCATCATGGCCGATGACAGTGGGTTGGAGATGTCGAGAGCGCAACGGGATTCCGTATTGATGCCAGTACTGGCGGCGAGTGGTTTCAAACTCAGTCGTAACTACTTCGAAACCAAGTTCGATTACGACAACGACGATATTGAGGACAAGGAAGCGGATCCGCCTGTCAATGACTCTATGAATGACAAGACGATGCCTGAGAAGGATGAGTTGGACGATGAAGGAACGTTAAAAGAGCCGACGAGAGAACGCTCGGTTGTTGATGATTAATCAAAGTTTGCGCCTTGGTGGTTGCTGCGAACTTCCACCAAGACGACTTCCATCCCTGATAATTTAGGTATCAGAAATGACAGCTTTAAAGCGTAGCACAAGAGTAATCGATATTGCAAATCAGAAGTTCAACCGACTAACCGTGTTGCGAGTCGATGGTGTTCATCGTAAAAAAGTGAAGTGGTTGTGTTTGTGTGATTGCGGAAAAGAAACTATTGTCGATAGTTATCGTCTTCGTAACGGATTAACAAAATCATGTGGTTGTCTTAATTCTGAGTTAGCAAGAAAGCGAGGTCAAGAGTCCGTTATTGCTGCACAGCAAGCAAGAGTAACACATGGTTATTCAAGAAAAGGAAATATTCATCCTTTGTGGAGCGTTTGGTACGCCATGAAGCAAAGATGTTATCGAAAAGAAACGGAGTCTTATCGGTTTTATGGCGCTCGTTCTATTCAAGTTTGTAATGAATGGCTGGATTCAGGAACATTTATCGAGTGGGCGCTCTCTAATGGATGGGAAAGTGGCCTTCAGATTGACAGGATTAATAATGATGAAGACTATTCTCCAAGTAACTGTCGATTTGTGACTCCGAAAGAGAACTCAAGAAACAGGAGAAACAATAGACTGATTTCATATCAAGACCGAATGATAACTATTGCCGAACTGAGTGAGTTAACTGGTCTTAGTTCATCAAGAATATCGGTGCGTTTAAAGAATAATTGGCCTATCGAAGATGTTGTTAATCCAAACAGAATTCGTCATTGGTACAGGAAACCAAAGATGGTAAGCTTAAATATTGATCTTGAAGATAAATCTAAGGATAACCTGGACGACAATGGCAAAACGAAAGAACCGACGCGAGGCCGTAGTGTGAGCGATGGAGAATAATCATGTTCACCTTTGAAGTGAATTATACGGGCGGAGATCGACTTCGGAATGTGTTGAATGGGCTTAATGAAGCCTTCTCGAAAACCGATCATCGGAGTATTCTACAACAGATTGGTCAACTCTACCTGGATGAAACGGACAATCGGTTTACGAAAGGCTATGACGTTGATCGCAAGAAGTGGAAACCATTGAAGCCGAGTACGATTCGTTTGAAAGGGCATGATACGGTAGGACACAAAACCACGAATTTACGTCGCTCCGTAAAGATGGATTTTGTCGGTAACTCGGTTTTTATCGGAACCAACAGCCCGTATGCCAAGACCTTTCATTATTCCGTGAAGAAAGGCAAGTTCCGCAGAGCCTCTCCCGGTGTGCAAGCGATTCCGTGGGGTGATATTCCGGCTCGCAGCTTCATCGGCAGAAACAAGCGGATTGACGGCAAGGCGATTACCCTGTTGAGAAAGATTCTGATTCAGCAGTTTGGTTTAGACAAGTCCTTCGTCAACGAGAATTTCAAGTGAAAACCCTTCCTGCTAAATCCATCGAAGTGCAATCCACCACGTTTATCGCCACGGTGAAGTTTCGGAAAGGAACGGTGGAGAACGCTTCGCCCTGCTTGATGTGGATGATGGGTCGTTCCGAAGCCGACGTGAAGCGCATCATCACGCAACGCGGCTGGACGTGGACGAACAGCTAGTGCAGATTGACGCTCCTCACTTCTGCGCCGGGATTGTGGCTCGTGATGGTCGAGTGATTGTCGCGGCTCCGATCCTGCACTACATGACGGGTTGGGATGGACAGCAAGTGAAGTCCTACTGTGAGAAGAAAGGTTGGGCATGGACGCGCCAGAGCGCATAGAACACGTCTCGCTGCATCCGAGCCTGTCCATCGCCGAGGATTATGGCCGTATCACGATCAATGATGTGTGGTATTTGTACGAGCCAGAGACCGATAGTTTGATCCGTTGCACGACCTTCTCCCCGCCGCAAGCGGCTCTGTTCGAGATGAACCCCGATGAGCAATAACTTTGAATCCTTCATCGACTTCACGCAACGGCATTTACGGGTCGATCGGCCCACCATCGACCGCTTTGCGAGAGAGTTTCGCCAAGAGTTCGGCGGTGAATTTATCTACATTAACAAAAACAGTCAGCGCAATCGCGAGATCAAGGACAGCTACAACGGGCGGAACGTCGCGGAGTTGGCGAGGAACTACGGACTCAGCGAACGCCGTATCAGGGAAATTATTTCAGAATAAAATAGACTGATTGTTGACAAGCTCGACATTCGGTTGTATCCTATGCTTGTTGTCGGCGGCATCCGATAATTAAGTTAGGGTAATAGCCTCGATAATTTCGGGGACTTGAAGATTCAATGCGTTCTATTACCCGCGCTGCGAATTGCCTCTGCCAAGGTCAAGTCCACCCAAGTTATTGAGGCTTTTTTATGAGTCATTTTGCCAATAAAGAACAGCGAGATTTAGATCGTAAACAATTTTCAGTTGATATAATTAACCAATCATCAGATAATAATCAAAGTCTTGTTCCACTCAATCAACAAGTTGATAGAGAAGCTTTCTGGAAACAGTACAAAAGAG